ATGACCCATGAGACGATCCGCATCGAGACCGACGCCCGCGGCGTGGCGACCCTGTGGCTGGCGCGCGCCGACAAGCACAACGCGCTGTCGGCGCAGATGATCGACGAGCTGACGGCGGCGGCGGGCGAGCTGGGCGCCGACCCCGCGGTGCGGGCGGTGATCCTTGCGGCCGAGGGCAAGAGCTTCTGCGCCGGGGGCGATCTGAGCTGGATGCAGGCGCAGATGACCGCCGATGCCGCGACGCGCCGGGCGGGGGCCGTGGCACTCGCGGGGATGCTGAATGCGCTCAACGAGCTGCCAAAGCCGCTGATCGGGCGGGTGCAGGGCAACGCCTTCGGCGGCGGCGTGGGGATGATGGCGGTGTGCGACGTGGCCGTGGGCGCGCGCGGCGCGACCTTCGGGCTGACCGAGACGAAGCTGGGGCTGATCCCGGCCACCATCGGGCCTTACGTCCTGGCGCGGATGGGCGAGGACCGCGCGCGCCGCGTCTTCATGTCGGCGCGGCTCTTCGATGCGGCCGAGGCGGAACGGCTCAACCTGCTCTCCTATGTGGTGGACGCCGAGGACCTCGATGCCGCAATCGAGGACGAGGTGGTGCCCTATCTCTCGACCGCGCCCAAGGCGGTGGCGGCCGCCAAGCGGCTGGCCCGCAGGCTGGGCCCCCGCATCGACGCCGAGGTGATCACGGCCAGCATCGACGCGCTGGTGGCGGTGTGGGAGGATGACGAGGCCCCCGAGGGGATCGCCGCCTTCTTCGCCAAGCGCAAGCCGCGCTGGCAGGCGTAGGGCGACAGGGGCAGGGTAGGGCGCGCGCTGGGGGGCTGGGCGCGGCGGTTGATGGCGACACGTGCGTATGACCTGCAGGTTTGGATACTGGATCGTTGATCTGGCCTAATCCGGCGCAACGGTGGGCCCTCACGCCGGTTGGGAGACGGTTGTCAGCCATGTTCGATCTAGGGAGTGCCCCGGCAGCGTTGCTCGAGGCGCTGGCAATAACTTCTCGCACGGCCGCGCTGAAAATAGGCGCCTGCAACAAGGCCCAGAGTCACTCAAGAAATTGTCGCCCGCCCCTTGCACCCCCCCGCCGCTGCCGCTAAACACCCCCGCACTGCTGGGGCGTGGCCAAGTGGTAAGGCATCGGTTTTTGGTACCGTGTACCGTAGGTTCGAATCCTACCGCCCCAGCCAGTATTATCCAAGTCGTTGATTGCGTTGCATAATGTGCCATTTTTGGCCTGAGAATCAGGCTGTGGCACGAGGGTGTGAGACATCCGCCGGGGAGCGCTCTGAAGGAGAGCACCTTGGGACTGATCAATCACGTTGTAGCGTGACAGCCGTTTTTGCAGAGTTTGACAACCATTTTTGCAGCAGACGAATTTTTGCTGGTCTTGCTCGCTTGGCTCGACTTGAAGCCGACCTCTTCAGCTGCGCACCCAGTTCAGAGCATGGGCCGCGCCACACAAGCGCCCGCCGCCTGCGCCCCATTGAACCCCTGTTGAACGGGACATGAGGGATATCCTACGGCCGGACGACTTCGTGGATGACACACCAGTTCCAGAGCCGGTGCGTTACGCCCGCCGCATCGCGGGTACGAGGGTCGGTGTCTCGCAGGTTGCCCAGCGTGTAGGGGCCGGGCGCGGCGTTGGTGGGATTGACGAACCCGTTGCGACCATAGCCGTACACCAGCCGCTCGCCGGCCGCGACTGGCCGGTTGATCCCGATGGTGACGGTCGCGCCGGAGAGGGACACGCCGGTGATCACTCCATCGATCAGGGTCCCCCCCGCGCTGTAGAGGTCGAAGCCCATGTTCGGCACCGCGGGCATGGCCGAGGTGTCGAACGCATAGCTGCCGTTGCCTCCTGCAAGGGTGACCGTTAGCGCCGACGCTCCCCACGCGACCGAGCGCATCCGCACCGGCTCGTAGAACATGCCTTGGGTCATGTCGTAGAGGAGCTTGCCGATCATCAGGCCCTTATAGACGTGCCCCCGTTGCGTCATGTGGATGCCGTCGTCTCCCCATTCAGCCGGATAGAGCGGGAACACCGCGCCCCCGACATCAGCCGCCACGTCCAGCACGGCGAGAGGCGTCTGCGGCAGCACGGCGGTACCGCCGCGGATATGGAAAGGCATCTGCGCGGCGATCAGCAGCGGTTTCCCCCCAAGCGTCGGGCCGGCAGTCCGGGTCGCGGATGCGAAGATTGCACGCAAGGAAGCGGCGTAATCCGCTCGCGCGGTGCTTTGGTTGGCAAAGCCCTGTACCCATGCGATCGCCGCAAAATGCGGTATCTGCTCGTCCGCCACGAGCGCCTGCCCCGCAAGCCGCAAATCATCGCACGCCGCCGGCCAATAGGAACCACCTTCCATGAGATATTGAATCGCCGCCCCGTTCTGCGCCGGACAGGCGGCAAAGTACCGGTGCCTGATTGCATCAGCTGAGGCGACGCCGCGAGAGGCCATTTCCAGCTCCACGGCGTACGCTGCGGCCCATGACAGCCCCGAAGTGGCGGCGGCTTCGGCGATGGCCCTGACTTTGGATCGAGCAGCTACAGACAAGCCCTGCGTCAGCACCCCGCCGTCGAACATCGTGTTGCGATAAGCCGGCGCCGACAGCGCGCTGCTGTTTGTGCCTCGCATGTTGCTCTGCCCGTAGCCGATCAGCACAGCAGTTCGCGAAGGCGCCGCGGGCGTAGGCGTAGGCGTAGGAGTGACAGGTTCGGCGGTCTTGAGAACCAACCTTTCCGTCTCGTAGGACCACAGGAAAGTCTCCGTCGTCCCCGCCACATCTTCCAGCGTCGTTGTTCCGACTGTCGTTGAATAGCGGACCAGGATGCCGTTGGCGGAGGAGTTGCTTGTTGCGATACGAGTGCTGCCGATCCCGAGAAACTGCCCGGACGAAACCGGAATGTTCAGCGTGACCTCGTTATAGCCAGCGACCAGAGGGACGTCGCGACTGCTGGCAATCGTGTAGGTCGTGCCATTCAGGTTCCACACGAGGACCTGAGCCGTGTGGTTGGAAGTTGCCACGATCCGGAGGCGGACCAGGGTGCAGTCGTCCGTAACCCTCATGGCAGGGGCAACCATCACCGCTGCGCCCTTGGCAGTGGAGGCGGGCAACCCGGACATATCCGCGCTTTGTCCGTAGATCTGTCGCTGTTTTGCGATGAACGACCAGAGCAGCGCCGAGTCGGCGTCTACTGCATCCTCGAGTACATCAAGGCGAGGCGTGATCGTTTCGGCAGAAAAAGTGACGGATGCCGCCAGCATTGCCCCCCGGCCGGAGTTACTGACCGGGGTGAAGGACGTCCCGACCGCGTTTTGGAAGTAGAGGAACGGCGCGTCTGGTACACCGCCTGCCTGACCCAGCAGGAGCGAAGTGGTAGTGACGACGCCCACCGCGCCTCCGGCTGGAACCTCCAGATCGACGTTGAAGCTGTTGTAGCCGGGGTTGATCGTGACCGGCATAGCCTTTTCCTGCGTCAGCACGCCGCCAGAATAGGACCAAGCAACGATGTTTCCCGACAGCGGCGCTGTGTTCCGGGAATAGAGGCGCAGGTTTGTCAGCGTCCCGCTTGAGGTTATCGGTGCTTGCAGAGCATACGCACGGGCCGTGTACCCAACGCTCGTGGTCAGGCCTGAAAAATCCGAAGTCTGTCCTAAAGCAGCATTGCTCGGACTGATCATGCCCCCGATCGCAGAGCGCAAGTTGGAGATCGCACGCTGCCGTGCTGTTGCCTCGCCCGCAACCGCGGCCGCGATGTCCCCACGCGCCAGCCCGACGAGACGCCATTCGCCCGCGGCCGACAGCCGCAGCAGAACACCACTGCCAGCTTTCAAGTCGCCCGCCGATAGGTTGGCGTTATCGGCGGACATGATCGCCCGAACCGGCCCGGTGCCGAGCCGCAGGGTCACAGGTCCGGTGTTCTCGGCCGCGGGAACGAGGATCACCTTGGTCTTTCCCGGCTCCTCGGGAAAGCCCAGCTCGGCGGTGATCGCAGTCGCGGACCCGCCGACGGCCGGCAGCGCATAGACCCCTAGGGCGCGGTCCCCAGCCAGCCGCAGTTGCGCTTCGGCATGGTCACCTTCCATTCGTGCCTGCGCCTCCGCCCGCATCTCCACCGAGGAAACCCCGCCAGCGATGATCCGCCATGTCGAACCCCGCCGGCGCAGGAAATAGCTTCGCCCGGCGAGCAGCGCGCCGACCTGCAGCTCTGCCCCGGCGGCGTCCCGCACCGGGACCGGCGTGGCGCCATCGAGGCTGAGCTGCACCGGACCGTCCGAGGTTTCGGCCGGGATCAGCTCCACGGTCGAGATGTTGGCCAGGGTGGCGCCGCCCTCGATCATCGATGGCGTCAGGGTCGCGCTGATGCTGTTGCGCCCGGCGACGTTCGCAAGCGGCATGATCCCTGCATCGCGGATCGCAGCGCGGCGGTAGGCGATCTCAGCCGTGAGGTCCGCCAGCGCGGCCTTCTCAGCCAGCTGGGCGGCGGTGATCGAGTTGACCGGAAGGTCGCCAATCCGCGACCACGACCCTGACCCGGGCGCTCCGCTCTTGCGATAGACGCCGATCTGGGCGGCGGTCCCTCCGTAGACTGACCCAATGGCGCCGCCCGGCCAGGCTGTGTCCGCCTGCAGCTGCGTCACACTGCCATAGGCAGGGCCCTGAAGTGTTCCCAGCAGAGCCGCAAGGCGCGCCATCGACACGCGAATGGTGCTGCCCGCGGCATTCCCGATCACGTCGTCGGCACTATCGGAGAGCGGCAGGTTGGTGGTGGCGGTGCCCGACATGAGGACCTCAGATGATGGTGACGGCGATCGGCCCGGTGACGGGGCCGGGGATGCCGTCCCGGTTGACCGCCTCGAGCCAGAGGTAATGAGTGCCCTGCTCGAGGCAGGTTGTGGTCTCCTGGTAGGCGATCACGTCGTCGCATTGCCCGGCGAAGTCGTTCGGCGCATCGAGCCCGATGCTGCTGTTATCGGTGACCGCCTGAAGGCGCGCCAGCTTCAGACCGGGCTGTGTCTCGGCCGGTCCAAGACGAAGGGTGCCCCCTGCCAGCGAGGCGGCCACCGATCCGGCGCTGATCGCCACAATTTGGTAGCCGATGCGATACCAGCGCCCGGCGGCGAGTGCGGCGGGCTGGCTGACCCGGCCGCCGCTGCCGGCCGTGTGGACGGCCGCCCCGCCAGTCACCTCCCACCCCCCCGTCACGGTCCAGGCCGACGCATCGCCCATCGCCGGCGCAGCGATCATGTTGCGCCGCGTCGCGTCTCCAAGCGTGAGGCTGCCTTGCCTCGACGGCCCGGTCTCCACCGTCCCGGCCCGATCGGCCGCACGGTCAAGCGCAGGGCTCCGCGAGCGGTACACGCGCACCGCGGTGATATTCGGGTCCGCAGGCGTCTCGAAGTCCAGCCGCACACCGCCGAGCAGCGGCACCGCCGTCACATCCGCCTCTTCAAGCGCCTCGGGCAGGCCCGCGTCCGCCCCGCCCACGGTGAGCTGAAGGACCGGGGTCCAGGGGCCGATCACACCGTCCAGCGACAGCGCGGCTGCCTGCAACTCGACGGCAGTGCCGGTGGTGTAGGTCGAAAGCTGGAACCCACCATCCGCGACCGGGGTATAGGTCGTATTCCAGCTCGACGCCCCGGCGACCCGGTGACGCAGCGCATAGCGCGCTGTCGGCACGGGGCCGCGCCCAGGCACAAGGGCGATATCGACCAGCTGTCGGGTGCCGGTCCCCGCGGCGCCGCTCGCCACGCCATCAAACCGCGGTTCAGGCGGCTGGATCGCGGTCGCCGCCAACTCAGCGCCAACTCGCGCCGACCAGGCCGGGATCGCGGTCGCGTCGAGCGTTGCGTCGATCTCGGGTGCCGCAGGCACCGCTCGCACGAGGCAGGTCATGTCCTCGCCCATCTCGATGCCGGTGACGACGGCGGCGTGGCTCTCGTACCCGGCCCGTCCGAACAGCACGAGGTCGCCCACCGCGGGCAGGCTGCCGTCTCCCTCGACCGTCAGCAGCCGGGTCTCGCCCGGCGCCGCGGTGACCGGCCGGACCATGGAGGCCCCGACGGTGTCTTCGGCGCTCAGCCCCCGGAAACGGATCGCGTGGTCGGTGCCCGCAACGACGGTCACCAGCTCGTCCAGCTGGATCTCTCGACCGCGCACGCCGGTGACCCGCGCGGCGCGCTGCACCCCGTTCAGGACATCGTGGTTGATTGCGATCTGGTCGCCGCGTGTGGCGACCCGGACCGGGCCCTCCTGGCTCGCCTCGAACATCTCGGGGCGGTGGATTGCCTCGAGCTGGCGGCGGCGTGCCTCGCGCCATACCTCGGCAGCGTCGGTCTTGCCGGGCAGGTCGAGCGCCTCGGTCAGAACGATCTCGCCCGTCTGCCCCGGCCAGCGCACCATACGCTCGCGCGGGGCGTAATCGGCTCCGGCGTCGTTGAAGCGCACGCGGAAGGCGTCGGGTGGGCGGACGTAGCTTCGGGTCGCCTTGAACCCCCAGCTGTTGCGCGGCGTCAAATGGTCGACCACCAACGCCTGCGGGCGGTCGATGGTGACCCCCCACCGCATCCCGTCATGGCGCGGGGTGGCGCGTCCGGCGGCGGCGATCTCGGCCAGCGCGTCGCGCAGCTGCATTGCCGGATCGTCGAGCACCCGGTCATAGCGCAGACCCTTGGTCCGGCAAAAATCGTGCCAGTCCTCGAGCTGGGCCAGATCGATCTGGGCATTGCCGACCCGGCGGGGGTTGGCCGGGCTCTGAAGGACGTAGCGATAGAGCGAGGCCGGGTTCGAGGTCGCCCGCGTCACCCACGATCTCGTCGGGGCGTCATAGTCGAGGCAGACCCGCCGCGCGACCGCTGAGAAGCTGTCAAGCTGGCCGGACAGCTGGTGGGTCGCCTTGACCCGCAGCACCGCGAGCGCCTGGCCGGCCATGTTGAATGGGTACTCGGGCCGCAGCGACTGCAGGGCGATCCACACGGTCCGTCGCGATCGTCCCATGTTGGCCGGCTCTTCGGTGAGCATCGTCAGGCGGACCTGCCACCTGCCACGGGCGGGCAGCGCCCAGCTGTGCTGGCGGTAGAAGGCCTCGGCCTTGCGGGCCCGCACCGTCAGCGTCTCCACCAGCGTCCACGCCGTCTGGTCCACCCGGCGCTGCTCGATCCGGATGCGCACCTCCTCGGTCCGCTTGTCGCCGTCGTCGTCGACGTAGATCAGCCCGGCCGGCCAGGCGAGGATGATGCTGACCCGCTCGGCGTCGTCGGCCGTCGTGCGCACGACCGGGGTCTCGATCGAGGCATTGTCGTCGATGATGTTGCCGGCGTCGTCCCGCGGCATCGGCCGGGTCAGCTCGGCGCCGATCGTCTCCTCGATCACCTGCCGTGGATAGAGCGTGACCGGCGCATCGCCCGCGACCCCGCCCCGAACCTCGATCTGCACCTCGTCGTACTCGGCGAGCGACGTCTCTCCGAGGCGGAAGTCGCTGAGATCGAGCCCGCCATAGCCGAAGGTGAAGGCCGCGCGGACGTACTGCCAGTCGCCCACGATCTCGGTGTAGCTCGTGGCGGCGAACGGCGGCGCATAACGGTGAGTGCCAAGCACGACGGGCACTGCGCCGTCCGGGTCGTAGCGGTTACGCCATCCGCTGATCGTGAAGCGGTCGCGGCGCTTCTCGTCGTCGGGCTGGGGCGGGGGCACGAGCGCGTTGGCCAGCAGCGAGCCGACGATGTTGGCGCCGGCGGTGACCAGGGCGACACCCACCTGCGTGCTCACGCCGAGTGTGCCGGCGAGCGCCGGCCCCCAGATCCCGCCCATGGCGATGGCCGCCACGGTCACCGCGATCATCAGCACCGACCGCATGGCGCCCTTGCCCGGCGTGACGCGGATCACGATCTGGACGCCGGGGCGGGGCCGCACCCGCTTCCAGAGCTCGGGCGGGATGATCTGCGCGCCGCCGGGCGTGACCAGAGCCACCCGCAGCCGCGCCCGCTCGGTCTCTTCCAGCGCCGGGAGCGACAGGTCGATCATCTCGGCCAGGCTCAGGCCGGCAGGCAGCGTCAGCTCGATCCGGCCTGCGCCTGGATCGAAGAGCGGGGCGGCGAGCAGATGGACGCGCTCTTCCGTCATGACGCCGCCAGTTCGCGGTGGCGCCAGCTTCCAATGCAGCGCGAGGCCCAGGGACCCGCGATCCGCTCGACCTTGGCGCAATCCTCTTCAACCATGTGCAGCATGACGCCCGGCGCGACGACGACGCCGACATGGGTGGCGAGCCGGCCACGCCGAAAGACCACCAGATCGAAAGGCCGATCACCGGGGCACGGCATCCAGTCCGGACCCGCCGCGGCGCCCGAGATCAGCGCCGCGATCTCGGCGTGCTCCTCGGCCGACCCGTAGCCTTGGTAATCGGGCAGCAGGATGCCGCACTCGTGACGATAGACCAGGCGGACCAGCCCATAGCAGTCGCACCCCATCTGGTCGCGACCGTGGTCTGCGAACGGAATGCCGACATAGCGGGCGGACCAGTGGCTCACGGGTGCAGACCCGGAAAACGCTCACGCGACAGCCGCGCCATGGGGAAAGGTTCGACCTCGATCTCTTCCCGCGAAAACTGCAGCGTGATCTCGTCGGCAGTGATCTCGCTGCTCACGAGGGACAGCCCGCTCCACTCCGCCTCGACGAGGTCAGGGGAGCTGGCCAGCACCACGGCCATGCTGAGCGATGCCGGGTCCGTCATGCTGCGCAGGAGGGTCGTCATGCCGACGTCGAGGTTCTCGAGCACGATCGTCGCCGCCGCCGGCGCGTCTTCGAGGTCGGATGGGATCAGGGCCGAGGCGATGATCCACAGGAAAGGATCACGGACCGGGTCGGCTCCGCGCCAGCTCGAGCGGGTGCCGTAGACGAGCGGCTCATCCGAGATCCGGACCGTGTTGTCGGTGGACAGCCGGATCGGCGCCGAAAGAGAGGGATGCTCGATGTGCAGCAACAGGACGTGGATGTCCTGCGACGCCGGGGCGTCAAGCGACAGTCGGGCGTTGAGAGACAGGCGGCGCATGCCGACCCTGTCCCACGCGCGCGCGACCCCCGGAGACCGGGAACCCCTTCGCCCGGCGTCAGGGCATGACCACCACGCTGAACGCGAACCTGAACCCCACGTCGCCGATCATGGACTCGACCGGGGGCTCGTCGCCGAACGAACACAGGCGCAATGCGGCCATGACCAGGGGCGCGCCCGCGCCGGTCAGCAGCGGAGCGCCCGTCGAGGCGTTGAGTGCCCAGCCGTCGGTGACCGGGTCGGGCATCCAGAACAGCACCGAACCATAGGCCGTGCCCTGTTCGTAGAACCGGTCGAACACGGCCTTGCCGTTGCGGTCGGTCACCAGCGAAACGCCGATGACCGTGCTTACCGAGCTGAACCGGCGCCGCCATGCAGGCGGACCGGCCTCACCCTGGCGACGGCGCCGGGCATCCTGCCGCTGCGACTGCCAGCCCGACCGCTCGAACTGGGTGAGGCCCGCGGGCCAGACGGGATAGCTCATCGGCGCGGTCCCTTCGTGGTGACGCTGTAGCGTTGGCGCAGCACCTGCGCGGCCCTCCCGCCGGGCACTGTCAGTGCTCCAGCGACGGCGTCCGAGAGGACCAGCTGATACTGGCGGCCGCCTCGCTCGTCCCGTGTCTCCTTGACCTCACCCGTAACCGGCGCCGAGGACTGGTTGATGACCTGCACCACCGGGCGCGCGTCGACGATCGGCTGGTCACCGCCCCGGCCCGCGAGCCCGGCCAGCGAACTGACCAGCGCCCCGGCGTTCTCGAGCATCCGGGGCGTCATGACCCGCTCGCCGTTCCGCAGCATGGCAAGGCGCTCGTCCGATCGCTTCCGGTTGCCGGCGCTGTAAGTGCGCATCACCCCCGTCCCACCCGTGTGCGCGGTCGGCAGCGTGACACCGGTCGAGGCGGCGCCGGCTCCGAGCGCGCCCCCGAGGGCGTTGGCAGCCGACTGCAACAGCCCGTTCAAGCCCGGTTGAATGGCCTGTTGCCAGGCGAAACGCGCGAGCTGCTCGAGCGAAAAGTCGACGAGGTCCTCGAGCGACGCTTTGCCGGTGGTGACGAAGCTGGCGAAGGCATCCTCGCCGCCCTTGGCCCAGCCGGTGATCAGGTTTTCCGACAGGTCCGCCCAGCTCATCGCGCTGTCGCTGAGCTCGGCAAAGCCGCGCTCGATGCCGGCCGCCCAGGCCCCCTGGCGCGCCAGATCGTCCTCACGCGCCTTGGCGATCTGCTTTTGGTACACGGCTTCGATGTCGGCGGCGAACGCCTCGTACCCCGCCTTGGTCTTGTCGAGCCCGGCCAGAGCCTGTGCCTTCCAGCGATCGGCCGCGGCCACCGCGCGCTCGTAGCTGGGCGTCAGCTTGTCGAGCTCGGCCGTCACCCCGTCGCGCACCCTCTGGTCCTGGTCGGCGCGGGTCTTCATCTCGCGCGCGCGCCGGTCAGCGTCCTGCTTGCGCTGGCGCGCCCCCTCTTCCTGTGCGGCAAGGGCCGCATCGTTGGCCTCACGGACGCCGATGGGATCACCGAACGCGGCAGCCTCACCCATCCGGCGGTTGTAGTTCATCGGCCGACCGGTCTTGCCCTGCTCGCGCTCGGACCTGGTGTAATCCATGGCAAGCCCGGCGATCGCCTGGGCGATGATCTGGGCGTCGCCGGTCTGCAGCGCCGGCTGGATGCGCTGGGGAATCGAGCCGTAGTTGTGCTGGATCGAGGCCACCGCCGCGACCTGATCGGCTGTGAAGCCCGCCCAGGCGGCGCCGATGATCCGCTGCTGCTCGTCCAGGTAGCCGCGGATGCGCCGGTCGAGATCGCGGTCGGCGTCGGCCTTGTTCACGGCCTCGCCGGCCGCGAGGGGGCGGCGGCTGCCGTCCGGCAGGGTGACGGTGCTGGACCCCCAGCCGCCCCGGTTCGCGTTCTCGTCCCACTTCGCGACCGGCGCGTATCCCTCGTACCGCTCGATCATCGCACGGGTCGCAGAGACGGCGTCGGTGCTGGCGATCATGGCGCCCGCGCGCCGGCTGGCCGCGTAGCCCTGGTAGCCCGACACCTGGGCGCGGGTGAGACTGCCGGCCGCGGCCGCGGTTTCGTCGGCGAGGATGCCGGCCCACTCGGCCACCGATCTCATCGCCTCCTCAAGCCCCGACAGGTCCTCGTCGTCGAGGTCGGCGACGTTGCGGCGGGCTTCGGCGACGAGGTCGCGCACCAACGTGACATTCCCGCGCAAGGCGGCATCGCGGTCGAAGGCGACGCGGCCGGCGGTGGTCTCCAGTTCGCCGAAAGCCTTCTCGAGCGCCGACACGCGGCCCTCCGCGTCCGTGGTGGCCGTGATCTGCCGGTCGGTGTCGGCGATGACGGCGCGCGCGGTGGCCGCGGCGGCAGCGTCACGGGCCGTGATCGCCGCACCGAGCCGCTGCTCGGCCTCGGCGCGCACGGTGGCAAGGCGGGCAAGGTCGTCGTGCCGGGCGGTGGCCTGATCGAGCACGTCGCGATAGGCCGCCGCGGCCTCGGCCGAACCGTTGAAGCTGGCTTCGACCTCGGCGACACGGATGGCCGTGTCGCCCATCGTCCCAAGCATCTCGCCCAGTTCGGCGTTGAGCGCCGTCACCGGGCCGCCATCGGCCATGTCCCTGATGAGCTGCTGGACCCGCTCCGCCACCTCTTCGACCTGCCCGGTCCGCGCGAGCAGGTCGATCTCCTGTCGGCGGGTCTGAAAATCGTCAAAGGCGAGACCGCGGCCGCCCGTGAGCTGCGCGTAATTTGCGCGCTCGAGCATGGCCGTCTGCTCCTGGTTGTTCCAGATCGGCCGCGACCAGAAGCCCAACGACCCCCGGCCGATGGTCTTTTCGACGGTGGCGTCCAGGCTGTCGCCCAGGGCCTTGAACTGCGCGCCGCGGTCGAGTTCGAGCAGAGCCGCCGACAGCTCGCGCACGGACCCGGCCATGCTCCCGAACGTGTCCTCGAGCCGCTTGTCGGAGACGATCGCCATCCGGTCCGAGACCGCGCCGAGTGCGGTGTCCAGGTTGGAGAGCGCGGTTTCCGCTTCCTTGGCCGCGTTCCCAGCGCCCAGGAATGCAGAGGTCAGCGGGACGCCGATCGCCACGACCGCACCTGCCACGGCGCCGAGCGCACCGAACCCGCCGAGCAGCTGCGGCAGCTGCTGACCGAAGGCAATGGACGCGGCCGTGCCGGCGCCGATCTGGGTGGCGAGGTCGCCGATCTGGAACGACACGTTCTGGATCTGCCCCCGGACCGCTCCCGACCCGCGGCCGACCGCGCCCTGGGCGTTGTCGAGCTTCAGCGCGGCTGCCCGCGCGGCCTCGTATTGCCGTTCGAGCCGCCCGACCATCTCACCGTGGGTGCGAGTGTCCGTCAGCCCTGCGCGGAGCGCCCGGTTCAGCTCCTTCTGTGCGGCCGAAAACTGCTGCTCGGCCCTCCATGCCGGGTCAATCGCAGCGCGCAGCGCCTTGAACTGCGCCTCCTGCTCCGTCAGCGCGCGGCTGAAGACGTCGGCGGATCGCTCGGCCGAGGACATCGCACGGCCCACGCCCGTCGTCGCCTCGACCAGGTCGCGGACGGCGGTGCGGCTCGCGGCGCCTGCCCGCTGCATATCGCCGCCGAGACGCGCGGCGCCCTTCGACACCCCGTCGAGCGCCCCTTCCGCCTGACGCATCGCACCGACCACCTGAGTGGCGTCGGCCGAGACGATCAGGCTTGCGCGCATCATGCTCACGGTTCGCTCCTCATCAGCATCAGCGCCTCATGCTCGATCACCCGAAGATCACGCAGCAGTGCCGCATCGGGCGTGATCCCCAGCCAGCGCGCCGCGACGTCCACCGCGCCGAGGTCCAGCGCCACCGGCCGCAGCGGTCCCATCCCGCCCCCCGCCATCCGCCACTGGCCGAGCGTGGCGAGCACGAGATCGATCAGCGGCCGCATCGTCTCGGGAAGGGTCAAGGCGCCTGGTTCGTCCACCAGCCCTGAGGCGGTGGCTCTGGCAGAGGCCTCGTCCAGACCCTGCGCCATCAGATCCTCGATCAGCTGGTTCGTCGCCGCCCGCCGCCCGTAGAGCAGACGGGCAGCGGCGATTAGTTTTTTTCCGCGACGCCGCCCTGCAGCACTGCATCGAAGTAGGCTTTCGCCACGGCTTCGCGGATCGGCCGCTGGCGCAGCAGGCGCTCGCGGTTCTCGGGGCTGAACGGCAGCGGCGTCCCGTCCGGGGTCTCGATGCCGTCCCAGCCGAGCAGCCGCTCCGCGAGAGCCGCGCGCTCGCCCGCCAGCAGGTCGGTCATCGCCGGCGTGGCGTCGCCGCCGCGCCGCGCGAACAGTTCGTCCTCCTCGACGAGCCGGAAGAGCGCCGTGAACTCGGCCGGGCGGCTCGCGCCGGCTTCCGGCATCTGGACGGTGACCGGCCAGTGGAAGGTGTAGTCGGGGTCGAACGTGAACATCAGGGGGTCTCCTCTTCGACAAGCGCCCAGGTCGGCAGCTGGCAGCGGGCGATCGCCGAGCCACGAAACGCGATGGGCCGGCGCGCGATGATGATGCGCTCGCGCGCCGGTGCGTTGCTGCGGGTGATCAGGCGAGCGCCGCCGATCAGACGGTCTGCATCCGCCAGCTCGCAGAAGGTGGCGAAGTCGGGCATCTCGGTCTCGATCAGCTCGAACGCGCCCTGCCCGCCCCGAATGTCGGCTTCCGGCTTGAACCAGATCTGGACAACGCAGCCGCCCATCACAGGAACTCGATCAGGATGTCGTCGTCGCCCTGGTCGGGCAGGAACACGAGGTCGATCGAAGCGCCGAGGTCGCCGTCGATGTTCTCCTCGCCCGCGAACTTCATCTGCACTCGGGGCGCGGCGATCCGTAGCCGCGAACCCACCGTCGTCCCCAGCTCGAACACCAGCGCCTGGGTCGTGCCGGTCCGGGTCAGCCCGAGGATGTCCTTGGCTGCCAGCGTCGGCCACTTGATCTGCATCCGGCCCGAGAACCGGCGATCACCGAGGTCGGTGCCCCCGCAGTTCATGTACTTGTCGACCTGCGGCTGGCGACCGTCGGTGAGGCTGAAGCTGCGCACGCAGAGGCGGGTCCCGCCGAGGGTGAAGGCCTGCATGTTCTCGGGCGTGCACTCCAGCGAGCGGCCCCAGCTCGTGAAGTCGTGAGCGGCCGCGACATGGTTGGCCGGCGCGCCATAGCGTCCGCGGCGGTTGAAGCTGAAGAAGGCGCGGCGGCGCACCTCGGCCGTGAAGCCGAACGAGCCGCGGCACCCCACGACGTTCTGCTGGATCAGGCCGTTGCGCATCTGCAGCGTTGTGGAGGGGATCGCCTCGCCGGCGGGGGTGGGCGAATAGCCCACGCTCGCGCCGGTGACGACGGTCTCGGAAAGGCCCGAGCTGATGAGCTGCCGCCGCACCCGCGGCGGCGTCCCGGCCGCGCCGCTCGGCGTCGCCTCGACCTCGTACTCGACGGCCGCATGCAGGTTGTAGAGGTCCTCGGGCTGCGCGCCCTCGCGCCCGGTGGCGAAGTCCTGCTCCTGCCAGTCGCCCTCGAGCGGCCGCATGGTCAGATTGCGGCAGAGCACCGCGTCCTCGGGCCCCGGGGCCGCGTCGGTCCCGGAGACAGTCTCCAGTTTTTCGCGGATCATCCGCAGTTGGTAGCCGCTCATGGGGCGATCTCCAGTTGGGTGCGGCGATCGAACGCCACGGTGAACTCGTCCTGCCAGAACAGGGTGCCGTCCGCGCCGATGGCGCCCGAGAGAGCGCCGCGGGCAAACCGGCAGCCGTGATTGGCATCCTGCGGTTTCCAGGCGGTCAGGGCCCGGTGAACCTCTTTCCGGATCGGCAGCAGATCGCTCGTGGCAAGGCTTCCGGTCCGGTCGCCGATGTCGCGCACGCCGAGCACGACCGCGAAGCGCACAGTCACGACCTGCTCGAAGAGCTCGCACACCTCGTATCGGACCTCGCCGGCGGTCTCGCCCAGGACCACCACCCAGGCGGACGGGGGCAGGATCGTCTCGATGCGCGCGGCGCCAAGATCGCGGGCCGTGCCGACCTCGACGAGATCGGGAACGTCGGCCCGGAGCCGCGCGACGACATCTGCGGGGTCAAGCCACATCGTCGTCGGCCAGGTATGCGAGCGCCACATCCGTGAGCTGCGCCTGGTCCTCGTCCGAGATGCCGAGATACGGGCGGGCGGGGATCGTGACCTTGCCGCAGGTGACGAACTGGCCGTTGGCGAGGCGGAAGCTCAGCGCCCCGGCCACCTTCGGGACGATCTCGCCGCCGAACTGGTGGATGCCCGCGTAAGGCAGGTTCGATCCGACCTCGACCTCGCGCGCGGACGCGGCCGACACGATGCTCTCGCGTAACCGCCCCGTGTCGTAGAGGGTCCGGCCGCCGTCCTCGCGCGCCCGCAGGCTTGGGGGCCATGGCACACCGTCCGGCCCGATGTTCGAGCCGCCGATCCGGCTTTGGGCCGAACTCACGAGCTGGCTGCCGATCATATCCATCAGAGGGGTCAGGTCGGCCGCGCGCTGACCGATCTCATGCAGGGCGTCTTTCAGGGCCCCGTCCCGGAACTCGATCCGCCCTTCCATCACCAGCCCCGCATGCTGTCGCGGGTCAGCAGCCGATCGGGCCCATCCGTCATGGCCACCCCGCCCGACGTATCGAGTGGCGGCGTGTCATCGTCCCCCAGCCCGATCTTGCCCGCAGCCACGTCGCGCAGCCACGAGAGAGCGCCGTCCCGCAGCGCCTTCAGCCGATCGGTGTCGTGACCGAGGTTGCGGTAGAGCCGCCACATGGCGAGGTCGCGGCAGTAGACGTTGAGCGTGTGCGGCGGGTCGGCCAGCGGCAGGCTGACCTGCCGGCGCAGATAGCCGTCGATCTCGGCCGAGGCATCGGTCAACGCCTGGGCCAGCCGTGCGTCGGACGCCGCCGCATCGCCTTGATCGAACCCCGCCAGCAACGCGAGGTCGCGGGCGGGGATGACGGCCTTCAGGTCGGCGACCGACGCATAGCTCATCAGGCAGCCTCGAGCTCGACCCGCAGCATCACGTCGCCGCGCAGGGCCTCGAGATCCTCGGCGCTGAACGCCGAGGCGGCGACCCGGGTGGTCCCGGCGGGCCAGCGCCGCCCCGCCCGCCGACGGCCGGCGGCGACGGAACAGGTGACCAGCAGGACGGTCCCCGTGATCGGGGCATCGTCGGTCGCGTCGCCGGGCAGCGGCGGCGAGGTCGAGGGTGCGTCCGCCGTGCCCACTTCGGGCATCGGATCGGCGGCCTCGCCCCCGACCACCACGGTCTCTTCGGTGACGCCCTCGGGCAGGCGCGAGATCGTGCCCGGCTCGGGTGCGGCCTCGGGCGCGGCCGTCGCAGCCTCGCCTTTGACGACGAGAGTGTCTTCGGTGACGCCCTCGGGCAGCGGGGCGGTGTCGGCACCGGCGCGGGCGGCGCCAGCGGTGTCAGCGGGTTTTCGGGCCATCAGCTCGCTCCTCAGTTCAGCCGGGTTTCGACGTGCAGCGTCGCGGTGTTGCGCCAGATGTTGGTGCCCCCGCCCGCGTCGCTCTCGGACATCAGGATCCTGCGCGCCGCACCCTCGTTCGCCGGGCTCACGACCAGCAGGCCGGGGCGCAGGTTGATCTTCCGGTCGTAGGCCCCGCGCATCGACAGCATCGCCTGGCGGGCCGCGGCGTAGTTGTCGGCGGTGAGCGGCGCGCGGCTCGCGTGGATCAGCTGCCAGGCGCCGAACCCTGCGGCGCAGCGACGCTTCACGCCCCACAGGAATTCATCGTGGTGGAAGACGTTGTCGTCGTTCAGGTTCGTCTTGGCCGTGATCTTCGGCGCCTCGCGATCCTGGAAGATCATCGGCTTGATCGCCCGGGTGTCGTCGATCAGGAACCAGACCGGCGACGAGCCCGCGGTCATGTTCGAGACGCTGCGCTCGACGCCGAACTCGTCGAGGACGGGATGGTCGGTGTCGAAGAAGAACTGGCCGTCGTAGTGGGTGGTGTCGAACCCTTTCAGCAGGTGATCGAACACCAGCTCGTCGGGCAGTTCGGCCGCAGTCTGGGCGAAGTCGGCCACCATCGGCGTGTAGAGCCCGATCTGATCGTCGGCGATGTCGTCGGCCGAGACCGCAATCGTGTTCTCGAAGCGCCGGTTGGTGATCGTGAACCCCTCACGGTCCAGGCGCTGGATGTGACGCTCGCCCACCCACTCGCGCATGCCCTTGATGTCGGACAGCCGGGGATAGGCCTGATGCCCGGTGGTCGAGGCCACCTTCATGGCGATCTTCTGCCAGGTGGTCGGCGTGTCGTTCAGGGTGGTGTTGAAGGTGGTGGTGAAGGCGGTGTCGAGGGCGCGCAGCGCTGCGCTGTCCATCTTCATAGCGGGTCCTTTCAGACGATTTCGACGGCAACGCCGCCGGGGGTGACATCCAGGCACCGCCCGGCGACGAGCGTGCCGGTCGCGCCGACGGTCTCGTCGTCCACGACGAACACGTTCTTGCCGATGTGGGTGCGGTTCACGGTGCCGTTGTTGCGGATCAGCCAGCAACCGCGCGCGGTCTCGACCGAGATCGCGCCAGCCACGCCGCCGGTGTTGTCGGCTTCCTCACGCGCCACGCCGCGCATGACCGGCGAGGCCGGCAGGGCCGGGACGGCGTTGCCGGTGGCATCAAGCGCGACCAGTGCACCGCGGAAGATGTGCGCACCGGCCGCGACCGGGTTGCCGAAGAACGCCGCTGGGTGGTTGACCTCGAGCGGCATGCGGTTTTCGTCCTTGGCCATCAGGCTTCACCTTTCCGGGTCGCGAGGAAGCGGGCGGGGTCGACGCCGGTCACGGCGCAGATCTGGCGCTCGGTCGGGGTCAGCTCGTCGGCATCCCCCGCGGGCGCCGCGCCTTCGAGCTGCCGCTCGCCGCCGACGATCACCGGCGCGCTGGCGGCGAAGGCCTCGAACGCCTCGAGATCACGCGACGCGAGCTGCCGGCCCCAGCCTTCCATGGCGGGCGTCAGCTTCCCGGCCTTCTTGGCCGCATCGATCGCGGCTTCGACCGACTTGGCGCTGACCTCGCCCTGAAGCGCGGCCAGCTGCCGGGTCACCTCGTCGAGCGCGACCTTCGGCACATAGCGGGTGGGATCGGGCTCGTCGCCCGCCCGGGCGCAAAGCTGCCGGACCCCCTCATCGGTGAGGTCGGACACGCCGGCGGCGTCCATGACCGAGGCGAGCACGGTGGCGTTGCGCTCACCCTGTTCCTTCGACGCGGCGATCGACGCGAGGATCGCGTCCACGCCGGCGTCCTCGCCGAGGCCCAGGGCCGCAGCGATCTTCTTGATGTCATCCATCTGGATGTCCTCTTGCTGGGATGCGAGTTGCCGCAGCTGCGGCAGGGCGGGGTTGTTGACGAGGCCGGCCCCTTCGATCAGCACGACCTTGCGGCCGCGCGTCTTGAACACCGGGGAAACGAAGCGATAGGCGCGGTCCCGCAAGGCGCGGGCCCCCTCGGGCGTCCACTCGACGGCGGCCATGATCCGGTCGCCTTCCTGCTCGAGGCCGGTGATCCAGCCCGCGGCCGACGAGCGGCGCTCGCCGCCACCGTGGATGCCGTGGCCGAAATCGACGCACATCTGCCCGCCGGGCGCCGCGGCCAGCGAGGCCGAGATCACCTCGGCCGCGTCGTCGATGGAGAATTCGCCCCGCCGGTCGGCCGTCCGGAATGCGCCGGTCGGGATCAGCTCGATGCGCGACGGCGCATCGGCCGAGACCTCGGCGGTCAGGGCAGCGGTGTGGCGTTCGAGGGTGTCGGTCATGGGTCGGTCCGCAGATGCTGATCTGCGATCCGTGTAAGGGTGACCGGGGGGCCTCAGGCGGGGGAAGAGGTTCCCCGGCCGCGTCTCTGCGCCTGCCGACCGGGGATGTGGCGCGGGATGGTGTTCAAAACCGCCGGAGCGCCTTCAAAAACGGGTTCGTGGCATTCCCGGGTCCACGGACAGCCTCGGGGGCGACGAGGGCCCTCTACGGCGATTTTTGAGGGGGGTCCACCAGCAGCGTGTCGAACAGCCCGGCAAGGCTCGAGAACAGGTCGTTCTGCCGACCGGTCACGTCCCAGAAGTAGTCGAGGCGCTCGTGCCGCTCAAGCCAGAGCAGACGCAAATGCTCGATGACCTTCCGCCGCTCGTCCGCCGGCAGCTTCGCCAAGGCGAGCAGCACCGGATCAGAAGCCAATCGAACTTCGAACTGATCTAGCACGCCGCCCAGGCTGTCGGCCGGGCTGCCGCGCAGATGCACGGCAAACACGCTGCCCCCCGGGGTGACGGTGATCGCGCCGGCGAGCCCCTCGTCGGTCAGCGTCAGAAGCTCCTCGCGGCTGAAGCTTCGTTCACTGGGGACCGCGCGGATGAAATCCAGCCCCGCCGTGTCGAGAGAGGGAGGGGGCAGCTGCTCGGGCGATGCGGCGGGCGCTTCGGTGGCGCTGCGCACCTTGCCGTCGGGCGCGACATAGGCGCCCCGCGCCCGCCCGTCGCGGAGAGCGTCCAGACGCAGCTGGGTGCCGAGGCCGACGAGCTCGGGATGGTTCGGCGGCCCGGACATACCCTCCATGCGCCTGGTCATGTCGAGCCAGATCATCCCGGGGTTCACGTCGAAGCCGGGGTGGACGCCGCGGGGAATGTCCTCGGTGCGGCCCGTGCGCGCGTTCTCCCACTCGACCTCATCCAGGTCGAAGGGCGGCGAGACCTCGACCTCGCCGCGATCGACCTGCCCCTGGGTGATCTGCTCGACCCAGCAGCCGCAATACCAGCCGTTCGGCGGGTAGATGCGCGCCCAGACCGGATCGTCCACCGGGCGCACGAGGTTGTCGAAGCGCTTGTGCTGGAGCCGCCGAGTGGGTCGATCGATCTGGCGGTAGCGCAGATAGGGGAACGCCTTCCTGGTGCGCTCGATCTGCGCCCAGCGGCCGGCCGCGGCGGCGGTGCGCATGTTGGTGTCGAAGATCGTCCGGAGCCGGTGCATCGAGCCCAGCTGCACATCGCGCACCTCGCCGGTCAGCGGGTCGGTCATCGTGCTGCGCCCCCACCAGCCGGCGCCGCGCAGCTGCGGCTCGAGTTCGTCGGCAAAGTCGCGAAAGCTGCGGCCCTCACCCTGGGCCTTCAGGATGGCGTCCCTGAACAGGGTCGCCACGTCGTCCTGCATGGCCTTGGCGACGACGAAGCTTGCCGCATGCTGGCCGCGCCAGACGTCGCGATAGTCGAACCGCGCGTCCGCCGGCGCCAGTCCCTTCGACCGGAAGTACGCCATCGCCTCCGCGGGCGGCAGCGGGGCAAGGCGAACGTCGGTCATTTGAGATCGGCCCCCATGTCGGCCGCCATCCGTGCGCCGAAGATCGCGCGCGCGAGCAGCTCGCGCAGATCGGCGTCAGGGGCGCGTGCCTCGAACCGGGCAACGAGTTCCAGCGCGGCCTCGGGGCTCTCGGCAGACCGGATGCCCTCGAGCAGCTCGTCGAGGAGGCCGTCCATGCGTTGCTGCATCCCGCCGCCGTCGATCATCTCGTCGATGGCGGCGGTGATCGCATCTTCATGCGCGTCGTCCGCCGACCGCGCGGCCAGCTCGCGGCGCCCCGGCGACGGCAGGGCCAGCGGCCGCTCGGGCGCCGGGATGGCCGGGCCCCCGGGTCTGATCGTCACCGGCGGGGCGGGGCTGAAGGCCAGCACCTCCTCACCCTCGGAGGGCTCGCGCAGCGCGAAAGCCCTGTAGATGTCGGCATGTGCGATCCGCAGTCCGGCCGGACCGGCGATCTCCATCAGCTTGAGCAGCTGCTCGGGATCGACCCGCTCGGGCGGCTCGAAGCGGATCACGGGGACGGGTGTGCCGGGCGGGAAGTTGAGCTGGGTCAGCGGCGTCGCCACGTCGCGCATCAGCGTCGCGGCGAGGTCATCGGCGTCGGCGTCGCGGATGTCGCCGCGCACCTCCTCGTGGATCTTGCCCACTGCATGCCCGCCGGCGATGGCGTCGGTGGTCGCGACCTGGCCGAGCACGCCCTTGGAGATCTGCTCGTCCCAGTACCGCGCCGTCCGCTCATAGAGCTCCTGCGTCCCTGAGACGGCGGTGGTGATGATGTCGACCAGCATGTTGTTGGGGATGATCGCGGCCATGTCGGTGCCCATCGAGCGCACCGCACGCAGCAGCGTGGCCTTGTCCTGCGCGCTGGCGAGCGCCGGATCGTATTTGCCGATCCGAAGCGGGTGCCCATAGGCCTCGGTGAAGATGGCCCAGTCTCGGATGGTGAAGTGCTTGAACATGAAGCCCCAGGCCGCAAGCCGGGCAAGCCCGCCCCGGATCGGCAGCCCCGATTTGGCCTCCGCGAAGTGCACCACGAACTTCCACGGACGGAGCTCCTCGCCGCCCGCAAGGCCGCGCAGTCTCAGCTGGCGCCCGGTGAGGTCGTCGAACTCGAACCAGCGCGGGTCCACACGCTCGATCCCGGCGATGGTCCAGCGCGGGCCGGATCGATCCCAGATAAGTTCGCTGACCGAGTAGCCCTTGCCGATCGCGTCGAGGATGCCGATCAGGCTGGTCCGTACGGCAGGCCCGTGCAGCGCATCGCGCACCAGGTCTGCCGCCTCCTGGGCGGCCGTGTCGTCCTCGGCACCCGGTTCGACCTTGAGCTCGAGGCTGCGGATCGCCCGCTTCCGGACGCCCAGCACCGCCGCGTAGTGCAGGTCCTTCTCTTCCATCTGCTCGGCCAGCTCGAGATAGGCGGTGGCATCGCCCGTCTCCGCCGAGTGCAGGATCGCTGCGAGGCGCAGGGGTTCCAGTCCCTCGGCAGGATGCCCGGTGGCAATCTGGCGGACCGATCCGAGCGTCGGCACCGCCTGCTCGGTCTCGAGCTCGTCCGTCGTCGGCGCCCGAAGCGGCCGTCCATAGCGATCCACCAGCATCACCAGATCCCCCGTCGCCGAATTCCCGGCTCATCGTCGTCATCGTCCAGACCTGCCGCGAAACGCGAGCGCGCCGAAGGCACGGCGGTGTAATCGTAGGTCGCGGGCACCTCGCGCGCGGCCGATGCGGCCAGTGCGCCGGCCCAGAACCGGTCGGCATGGCCGTCGCTGTCGCCGTCGGCCACGAGGCGGCGGGTGCCGGTGACACCGACCACGCTCTTGACCGAATGCAGATCGGCCCGCAGCACGGGATCGCCGGCGGGCAACCGCAGCTTGCGGTCCTGCAGCGCCTCCTTCAGCGCCGTCGCCATGTCGAGTTTGGCGGCCGCGCTGAAGAGCACGCCTTCGACCCGCAGCTCGCCATGGCGCCGCTTGGCGTCCTCGACGGGCTTTTCGCCCATGCCGGTCTGGTCCATGCGCAGCCGCACGACCCGGTAGCGGCGCATCACGTCATCGAGCAGCGCGTCCTGCTCGGCGAAGCTGATCCGGCGGCGGGCGATGATCTCGCGCGTCCAGAGCACGTCGCCCACCAGCTCGTCCACCCAGATCACGAACAGGTCGTTGCGCGCGGCGATGTCGACGCCGACATAGCAGAGCCCGCCCTGGTAGCCGGCCGGGTCGCCCGCCGCCTCCGCCTCCGCGGCCGAGATCAGGTCGTAGTCGAGCCAGGCCGCGGCCTCGTCGAGCCACTTGAGCTCGTACTCCTGCGCCCATGCGTCCTCGTCGGACATGCCCCGGCGGAGCATGTCGATGTCGCGGTCGAGCCCCTGGCTCACCGCCTGGTAGATATCGACGACGTGCCGGGACCAGACGCTGTCCTCGGCCGTCATCAGCTCGTAGAACTTGTTGCCCTTGCCGTTCGGCGTACTGATCACCCGCAGCTTCTGGCCGCCGCGCGAGATCACAGGAAAGAGCGCGGCCCAGATTTCGCGGGACTTCGCGTGGAAGGCGAACTCGTCGAGGATCACGTTGGCCGAGAAGCCTCGGGCGGTGTCAGGGTTCGCCGGCAGCGCGGTGATCCGGCTGCCGTTCGGGAAGGTGACCTCGAGCGCCTTGTAGGTCGCGTCCGGGCCGCTCTCCTGCGGGGCCCGGAATTCGCCCTCGGAAAACCGCGGTTCGCCCCCCTTCAACAGGGTGTTGTAGGCGGCATAGAAGGCCTGCGTGAACGGCTTGATGACCTCGGTCATCATCTCGGCCGCCTGCCGCTCCCCCCGAGACAGGATGACCCAGCGCGCGCGCCGTCCGTCCACCCAGGCGCGGAAGCAGTCGTCGACGCACTCGCCGCCCGTCGAGAAGGTCTTGCCGGTCTGGCGGCTGAACATCCCGATCTTGAACCGGCTCTGGTCGGCGATCCAGCGCCGCTGATAGGGCAGGAAATTGACGACCGGCGCGAAGGGGACGCTCATGCCGCGTCCTCCAGTGCGGCGGCTTCCGCCGCGAGCACCTCGTCGGCAAACCCGCGCAACCACGTCAGTTCGGCCCCCAGCCGCTCGATCTCGTCCGCGCCGCGCCGCAGGGACCGGCAAAGGCCGGTCAACATCATCCCCTGCAGGTGGCGCCCCTCCAGCGCGCTCGCCTGCATCCGCAGGTCGTGTGCGATCTGCGCGCTGCTCGCCATCACGCGAACCCCATGATCGCGCGGGCCTTGGCCGCGGCCTCGGCGTCGATGTCGCCGGCGGCGACCGCGGCATCGAGGCGCTCGGACTGGAGCTTGCGCTCGGCCGCGAGCATGGTCTGGCGGATGCCGGCAGATGCCATAATGTCCTTCAGCATCTTGCCGATGAAGTGCAGGTCCTTCGGATCGATGTCCGCGCCTTCGTCCATCATGCGCGCCTCCATCGCCCGGAACGCGAGCGCGGTGACCATCTGGAACAGCACGTTGTGGCGCTTGGCCTCCTCCTCGAGACCGTTCTCCAGCATCCAGCCCTGCGCCCAGGCGCTGGCCGTCTCCTGAGTGCGGACGAACTGGTGGTACTCCTGGCCGAACCGGTGGACCGTGGCGTGGTGGAACGACACGACCTTGCCGGCGTCGGCGAGCTTGTCGTTCAGCTCTTCGGTGATCGCCACGTAATCGGCAAACCCCCGCGCGCGCAGGGTGTCCTGAAGCCACTCCCGGATCTCGGCGGGGAGGCTGTCGATCTTCTTCGGGGGCGGCATCAGACCCTCGGGCGCGGACGCTGGACGCCCGGGTGCTGCGCGAGCCCGCGCGCAACCTCGGTGCCGCGCGCGGTGGCGGTCACGACGATGAACTCGGCCGCGGGGTCGAAGCGCGCCAGCCCCTGCTCGCGCAGCCACGCGAGGTCCGCGCTCAGCTGGTCAGACGTGCAGGGCAGACCCAGACCGATCAGCACGCCCTGGAGGATCGAGGCGTTGCTGACATATTCGGGGCTGCCCTCCAAGTGGCGCAGGATGGCGAGCCGGCGGTGGCCGGCGACATGTTCGGCATAGCTCATTTTGCGGCCCTGCTCATCAGATGGTCTTCCTGGCGGGTCACGACGGTTTCCAGCCGTGACATGATCTGCTGCTGCCCGCCCATCAGGGCGCGAACCTCACGCATGTCGCCTGCCATGCGCTCGAGGGTCATGTTGACCTGGTGCAACTCATCCTTCTTGGGCAGCGTCTGCAGCGTCTGCTCGGCCATCGACAGCCGCGCTTCGTGCCGGTCCAGGCGGTCGTTGGCGACATCGATGCGCGTGTCGATCCGCTTCAGCTGCAGGCGCACCCAGCCGATGATCGCACTGACCACCGCGAAGATGAGGCCCAGCGAGATGGTCAGGTCGAACTGGAAATTCACGGCCGGGTTTCCTTCCCGGGGCGCAGCGACAACCGGAAATGAGGCGCCTTCCGTTCCCAGTAGGCCCAGATCCCGAAGACCATCGGCAGCAGCTGCTGTACGATGTTGACCGCGTGCTGCCCGGTGGCAACGACCTGGTCGGGGGTAGCCCCCAGGCCCATTCCGGAAAATGCGGCCATCAGGTCGATCCCCGACGCATTCAGGATAACGGTCAGCACAGCCAGAAGCTGCGCCCAGAAGGACGGCGCCTTCCACATCGGCAAGGGAGGAAGGTCGGTGTTCGGGGGCAGCGTCGCGGCCGAGTTGGCCAGCACTTCGGTGACAGTGTTCATGGTGCTTCCTCAGACGATCTCGGTGTAGGCGTCGACGATCCAGCCCTCGCGGCCGGCGTACTGGACCAGCGTCCAGGCCCGATCCCCGAAGGTCCCACCCCGGATGGCAGGGAGGACAGTCCCGTGCGGGATGGCGCCGACGACATTGTTCTCGAAGCTGGGCCAGCGACGCATGTTCAGCGTGTCGCCGGGGGCCTTGATCCGCAGCATGGTGGCGGTCGGCAGCAGCTCGGACCCCGCCTCGGCTAGCGCATCAGCGGGATCGTCTCGGCCCAGTACCCGGGCACGCAGGCCCTCGATCGGGAACAGCGGATTCGTGTCGACCTTGCGCCCGGGCGAGATGTACCAGTGGGTGGTGATGTCGCGCAGCGACGGCACGCCGGCGAACAGCGCGGTCAGCAGGTCGAGTACCGCCTCGATCTGCTCCGGCGTGTACGCCATCCACAGTCCGGACCCGTGGGGTTTCGTCTCGACCCAGGCGAGGTTGTCCTTGTCGATGTCGAAGGTCTCGCCCCACCAGCTGATACCCTGGTACTTGCCCTTCTCGGCCAGCCTGCCCGGGTTGACGATCTCGATGCCGATCGAGAAGTCATTGCAGTCACTGCGGCCGTGGAAGCTGCTCTTGCCGGCGTGAGCCGCGCGACGGTTCAGCGGCACCTGCTGCTCGATCGAGCCGTCGCGCTCGACTACGAAGTGGACGCTGACGCCCGCCTTGTTGTCGCGCAGATAGGCGGCGCTGTTGCCCTTCTCGAGCCGCCCGGCGGTGTCGTGCAGCACGACGATCTCGGGGGTGATCACCCCCCCGATGTTGCGGGCGGCCTTGTACGGCACACCCTCCATCCTGTGGTTCTTGACGCGCATAGGTCGCTCCGGTTGTCCGGGCGACCCTACGGGCGATGGATCAGGGGATCGGCGGGGAAGCAGTTCCCGCGGTCAGAACAACGGCAACTGGTCGTCTGCGGCGGTGCGTTCGGCGCGAAGAGCGGCGCGCAGCATGACGACCCAGCGCCGGGTGACGCCATGAGCTCGCGCCAGATCATTCGCGCTGCGGGTCGGTTCGGTCAATCCCGCCTCGAGGATGTCGGCGACGAGCCGCGCGGATTTTGCCGACCGGGCGGTCGAGGTGTCGTTCGGGATGTCGATGTCCTCGCCGGCGAAGCGGGAGGCGAGCCACCTGGCCACGTCCGCCCCTACCTCACCCGCGAGCTTGGAGTTGCCGGCCGACGCCATGTGAGGGATCGGCCGGCGCTGACCCCCGGCGTTGGCGACGAGCCGAAGCCGGGCCGGCAAACCCAGATCAGCCTCGAGCTCGTCGATCCAGCCAGCGGTCGTCATCAGTCTCGCCCGTGATCATGAGGGATGCCCGCGCGCCGGCACCAGTCCTTGAGCGCACGGGTCACCGCGTTGATCTGCGCGGGCTCGCGCAAGCCGTCGACGTCGATCGGCTCAGCTCCCCAGGACGCGCCAAAGCGCGCGCGGATGAAGGCGTTTAGGCCGGACCGCCCTGGCTGTCGCGTCTCACCGGCATCCGAGAGCAGCCGCCACAGGACGTGGAGGTAGCGGACGTCAGCCCGCTCTGCCCGGGGACGCTGTCCAGCGGTCGGCCGGAAGCCCAGCCGCCGCAGCTCCTGGACCACGCCCTCCTGCTCGTTGCTGGTCATGAGCCGCAGAGAGCGCTTACCCGTCACGCGCTCATAGAGGTCGCGTCGATCGCCCTCGTCGGCGATCCCGACGGCCCGAAGCCCGGCATAGATGGCTCGGACGGTGCTCATCACAGCCGCTCGAACTTGCGGTAGCTGGCCGCCACGAGCCCGGCGTCGCGGTTCCGCTCAAGCTGGTCGGCCTTGTCGCGCAGGGCGGAGATCGCCTCGTTCCAGCTGGCACCTCCCTGCAGCGCCGGCCGCAGGATGCGATCCAGTTCGTGCCAGAACCACTTCGCGGACGACGACCGCTCCATCAGGCTGCGCCCCTCAGGTCGGTTTCATAGGGCTCGACCACGAAGTCTTCGCCGTCCGAGCCGATGCTCACGCCCTTGATCGCCGTGGCTGTCGCCCGGTCCTCGAGCATCGCGTCCTTGTTGACCTCGGTCTTGGTGCGCAGGAAGCGATCGCCGAGGCCGGCCTTGCGGATGGCCTCGATCACGTCCTCGATCTTCTTGAGCGTCACCTTGGCCGGCCGCAGCCGCCAGGAGACCTTGCCGGTCGAGAACTCGGCGTACTTGACCTTGCCCCCGGTGAGGCGCGCGCGGTTGACCTCGCAGAACATCTGCAATCCCTCGGTCAGCGCGGCGATCCTGGTGTTGATGGGGGCGACGAGGGCGCCGTAACGCTCCTGAAGGGCCGCGATCTGGTCATTCATCTCGGCCTGCAACCGCAGCGCCTCTCGCTGACGATCGCCGATCTCGCGGATCGCCTCGCGCGCCTCGGTGTCGTCGGCAGGGATCGGCAGGGCCGGCACCGCCTTCGTCTTCACTTTCTTCGCCATCATCGTCTCCTTCGGGGTCAAGCGTCGTGCCGGGCGTGGCCGGTCAGGGCGAGCAGCTCCTCGGCACCCTCGGTCAGCTCGGCGATCAGCATGTGCAGGGTGGCGCGCGGCCGGTCTGTCTCGATTGACATCCCCACCAGCACCAGCTGCACAGCCTCGTGCAGCGCAGCGCGCAGCCCTCTGTCGTCGGCCGCGGCCATGGCGAGGCGCGCACCGGCCTCCATCACCGCCGGCCCGAACTCCGGGTGCTCGGGATCGCCTGGCAGCGACAGCACGCGCTGCATGTCGTCGACGGTCATCATTCGATCTCCTCCTTGCGATAGCGGCCGCACCCGCGGCAGGCGCGGAACATGCGAGCGTTCTGGTTGTTGCCGGTCCGGAGCCGGTCGGCTCGCAGCTGCCAGCGGCGGCAGGCCAGCGGGGCGATATCCCCCAGCACCGGGCAGGCGATCGTCTGGCGTTCGAACTCGCCCCGGCATATCTCGGCAATGCGCTCGACGTCTCCGGGGTACTTGTTGGCCAGGACCGACGAGACGAGGGACGCACTCACGCCGAGCCGCTGGGCCACGCGGTTCTGGCTCGCCTTCGCGCAGGCCTCTGCAAGCGCGATCACCCAGCTCGGGACGTTCGCGCCCCAGGCGGCACGGGCCTTGGCGACGTGATCGACCGGGCTCATGGGCGGACCCGACGCTCGAGGACGCGGAACGAGCCCTCGTTGGGGTCGTAAATGGCCGGCACCCGCACGAGCCGGGGCGGGAACGGCCCCGGTCGACCCTTGATGGTGTAGACGGCGGCGCGGTGCCCGGGGCGGCCCTTGGAAGCCACCGCGAGGTATCCCGCTTCCGCGAGCGTCGAGCAGTACTTCTGGATGTCGGCGACGGTCAGCGGCGTCGCATCGGTGTTGGCTGTCAGATGGACGTCAGCCGCCGCGAAACGGCGCAGCGTCCGCATCGTGCGCCACATCGCGAATTCGGGCCGACGGCTCTCCCGGGCGTAGACCGACTGATCGTCGGTCGGCGGCGCGCTGGCCTTCCAGACCGTCGTCTTGCCCTCCTGCCCGGCCTCGGCGATCAACCCCTCGGCCTGCCACTCGCGGATCACCTTGCGGGCCCACTCGGGCGACATGCCCGTGGCGGTCGCCAGCTCGGTCGCCGTGAAGCCGTCACGGTCAGCGACCTGCAGCCATGCCGCCTGCCGCTGCTCGTCGGCCAGCGCAGTCTTCTTTGCGCCCTGCCCGCTCATGCCGCGTACCCCCGGGCGAGCGGCGCGTCGCCAGTGTAGAACGGCATGTTGCCCCAGTCGGCCATGCCGACGCGGTCGCGTCCGATCCGACGGCTGATCTCGTCGACCTCGTCGAGGTTGACCACCAGCCGCCTGGCGCTCCCGTTGCTGTTGACCTTGATCGCCTTGACCAGTTCCGGCTCGATGTCGATGCCCGGAGCCCGGATCGTGCGCAGGAGCTCGAAGTCCCTGTCGTCGGCCAACTCCGCCGAGACCCACGACCTGATGCGCCCATGGACCCGCTCCCACCGCTTCAGCTTCTGCGGCAGCAGCTCCTCTCCGATCAGGATGACCGGAACCTCGGACATCTCGTAGAGGTCGCGGACGATCTCGATCATCCCCTTCTTGACCAGAAAATCTGCCTCGTCGATCAGCAGCGGCAGGCTGTCGGCCGCGAGTGCCTCGGCGATCCGGTCGACCATGTCGGCGGCGGTGCCGCGGGGGGGCAAGCCGAGCTCGTCGAGGATCGCCTCGCAGAGCCGCTTGTGCGTCCAGACGCTCTTCATCTGGACGTGGACCGCGCGCGTGGTGTTCACCGCAAACGACGAGGCCATGGACTTCCCGAGGCCCGAGAAGCCGTAAAAGCAGCCCATCCCGGGGACACCGTCGCCCCGGTTCTGCAACCTGTCGATCAGCGCCAGCATCCGGCTCACGTTGCGAAGCGGCGCCAAGGTCTTTTTTTCTTCTCTCTGCTCTGTCATCCTTGCCTCCATCGTTCAGTCGATCGGCGCGGTTGGCCTGTGAAATCAGCCGCGCCGCCTTATCCCCGCAGTCCCTGCCCCAGCTGCTCGGCGAGCAGCTTCTGCGCCCGGTAGTCGGGATGCGTCTGGTAGCCGCGCAGCCACCGCGCCTGGTCCGCGGTCAGTGCCTCGCCGCGGGCGAGCGACGCCTCGAACTCCAGCGCCCGTGCGAACAGGTCACGTTCATCCTCGACACGCGCGCCGCGCGCCGTGCGGTGGCGCGTGAGGGAGGTCACCACCTCCTCCACGGGCCGCTCGTCCTCTGCCGATGCCCGGCTGACGCGCGCAGCGCGCTTGTGGGGGACCGGCATCTCCACCACCCGGGCCGGCGGCGGCGCCGGCGCCGTGGGCATCGCCCCCAGCGCGCCGGCAGCGACCTCGGCGGCGTTCAGGCGGCGATGAGCCTCGAGCTGCGCCCGCGTCGCCTTCGTGAAGTTGGTCCGGGCCCGCTTGATCTCCTTCGCGCCCTCGGCGCTGAAGAACCCGACCTTCTCCTGGCACGGCGCGAAACCGAGGTAGGCGCCGGACAGGGCGTAGATGTGCAGCCCGTCCCACAGCGCATCCGCGTCGAACCGCGCCACCACGGTCGCGCCCAGGTGCTCGTGCAGCCACTCGTCGAAATAGGCGTTGCCCATGAAGCTGATGCGGCCATTGGTGCGATTGACCGAGACGCCCCGCGCGCCCATCAGCCACAGCCGCCGCTGCTCGGCCGTGGCCTTGCGGATCGGCGCCCGGGCATAGCTCTCGGCAAACACGTCGTCGAAGGACCGGCCGAAGGCCACCTCGGTCCGGCGGTCCGGCCGGGCGTTGTGCGCAGCGATCTCTGCATCGACGAGCGCCCGGAACTCCTCGAACTCGAGCGCGCGGCTGGCGTAGTTCTCGGGCTTCGCGTCCGGGCTGTTGCCGGTGTAGGCGCCCTCACAGGCGGGGTGCTTGGCGACCCGGTCGCAGAGGTCGCGGAACGCCCGTTCAATGGGCTTTGACTGGCCGCTGTACGGGGTGGCCCAATGGACCTCGCAGCCGAGCGTGGTGAGCAGCCCGGGGATGTCCTCTTCGGTCACCTTGAACCGGAACCGGGTCGGGGTGCCGCCGGTGATGGTCTTGGCCGCGAACTCGCGCCCGTTGTCGAGCAGCGCATGTTTCGGGATGCCCCAGTGCTCGATCAGGTCGCCCAGGCAGAGCTGCACGGTCTGGCTGTTGGCGCTGTGGCTGAGCCGCCAGGCGAGGATCTTGCCCGAGAACAGATCCTGGAAGGCGACCATCTGCGGACGGACCACCTGCTCGCCGTCAGGCGTCTGCATGCGCACGAACACGTCGAAGCGGTGATAGTCGCCGCAGATCGCCTCGAGGGCGTGGAGCCCCGAGCGATCCCGGATCTGGGCAGGATAGAGCCGCTTGAGCGCGTCAACGCCCTTGCGCGCCAGAACCTCCATCGCCGTCGAGGTGGTCCGCTGGTACCAGCGTCGCGCCGTGTGGAGCGCCGGCACCGGCACGCCCTCCTTCGCGGCCCAGCGCCGGGTCCGCTCGTAGCACGAGGTGAAGCTCGGCTGCGCGAGGCGCAGATAGTCGGATTTCAGGCGGTCACCGAAATCGGGATCGACGATCACCGTCCCGCCGGTCGGACCGCGGCGGTGACGCGGAGCCAGATAGGCCAGCCAGTCCTCGGGCGGGATGCCCCGCACCATGTCCAGCCAGTTCCAGATCGATCGCGCAGATACGTCGTGGCGCTTGGCGATGTCGCGCACGGCTGCATCCCGACGACTTCCGCTGCGGACCAGCGCCTCGACGACCTGAACCACCTCAAGCCGCTGCCGCGCCCGCGCGGCGGCCTGTTCGCCCAGCTGCTCGAACTCCGCCCATACTTCGTCCCGCGCGCGGACAGGTTTCACGACCTCTTCGGCGCCAGTGATGGCCAAACGCACCCGCGCCCGCGCGGGCAGCACCGACCAGTGGTACTCCAGGCCGCCGCCTCGCGCGGCCCGCTTTCTGGACTTGCCGGGCGCATTGGCCCAGCCCAGCCGCAGCGCCATGTCGTTGACCCGGCGTTTGGTGGTCGGCAGGTCGGGCAGGCCGGACGCCGCCAACTCTGCCGCCGTCCACCACTCCTGCGGGGGTCCGCTGCGGCTCATTCTCCGGCACCCCCGTCAAACGGCAGCGCACGGTTCAGGAAGAACGCCTTGTCGCCGTGCCTCACGCTTTCCTCGGCGACCAGGACAGCCAGTTCGTCGAAGTTCGCTGCGACGAAGCGACGGCGGGCAGCCTTGCTGGTTCGTGCCCACCGGTCATGCAGCGCCGCGAACTCGGCATCCTCGGGGGACACGGGAGCCGGCGGGTTCTCGCGGTGGAACCATGCCTTGCGGGCCGCGGCCGCGCTTTTGGCCTCGCCGGTCGCCAGCTGACGCACCACCTCGTAGCGTTCCACCGCCTCGCCGATGGCGCTGATCGCCTGCAGATCGGCCAGCGTGACCGGACGCGGCGCCAGCCGCAACTGCTGCACCTCGTCGGGGCCGAGCCGGGCGCCCGCCGCGGTCATCCGCCGGACATGGCGCTCGGACAGGCCGAACTTCTCGGCAGTGGTCTGGCAAAAGGACATCATGTCCGTTTGCCAACCGCCCGTGTGCTGGTTTCCTCGCGATCCGCCCTGCCGGGTCTCCGGGTGCAGCCGCTCGTAGACCGCCTTCCGCGTCGCCAGGAACACCGCCGTGTCGAGCGCATTCAGCTCCGCGCCCGCCAGGTTGCCGTCGATCTCCATCAGCGCCGCCTGGTCGCCGGTGCATTCGAACACCCGGACCGGAACTTCGCCGTGACCGAGCCGTCGCGCCGCCTCGAGCCGGTGCGCGCCATCCAGAAGCTCGTAGACGAGCCCGCTGCCCTGCACCTGCCGCTGCCGCACCGTCAGCGGCGTCACGATCTGGCCCAGCTCGCCCACCGAGGCCAGGATCGCCTCGACCCCGGCCTCGCTGACGGGGCGCAGGCGACGATCGGCGCGGATCTCCGCAACCGGAAGGGTGGTCTTGCTCTGGATCAGGGTCGGCTCGGGCATGATCGTCTCGCGTGGTCTCGTTGAATGTCAGCTGCGCCGCCCGAAGCGGGCTTTGCCGGGAGAAGGCCCCCAGGCATCATGGTCGGCCGTCTGGCGGCGGCACTCTGTGCACAGGCGGTTGTGGATGCCTTCGCTGCGGAAAACCCGGCGGCAGCACATGCAGGGGCGTTCCTTGACGCGATCATGCGGGGCACGGGTCAGCGCATCGGCCTTGGCCTCTGCGCGATCGCGGTGTGCGTACCGCGCCGCGACGCATCCCGAGGGGTCGAGCACCTTGTAGGTGCCGTCCTCGCGCCGGACCGAAAACCCGCTCACGACAGCACCCCCGCGACCACGAACAGCAGGTAGCCGCCCGCGAAGAGGCAGACGGCGCCCAGTGCGTCGCCGATCCAGCTGTCGTCGAGCGCCCGCGCCGCGCGCACCATGCGCCGTCCGGGTGAAACCCGCGCCTCGGGGCGGGGAGTGGCAGCTACCGCCGCCCCGAGGTCGGCCCTGTCCTCGGCGGAGGAGCGCCGGGCGAGGGATGGGCTGGATGCCGGTGCCGGCCCCTCGGGCCGCGCGATTTCGGCTGCCATGAGGCCGGGCCGCGCCGCGACCTCGGCATCGTATTCGGACGTGATCAGCCGGTGGAGCTGGCACGTGATGAGGTTCCGGGTCCGCGCGAGGTGATCCTTGGCCCGCGCTCCGCGGAACGAGCTGAGCAGTTCGCCGATCAGCTCGACACGCTGCCGCTCGGACAGCGCCTCGAAGGCCGCCCGCGCCGCGTAGGCAGGGTCAATGCGCCGCGCCAGGCGCGCTCTCACCTCGGCCATGGTCTCGATGGACGAGACCGGGGCGTCGTCGCAGTCGATCCGCCGCGGTCCGGTCAGAGCCTGGCTGGGCTGGACGGCATTTCCCGCGTCGCGATCGGCAGCGGTCTCGAGTGGCTTGCGGCTCATGCTCGAACCTCGTTGAGGGTGGGTTGAAGGAACCGGTGCCGCCGCGGACAAGAGGACTTATCCAGAAGCGCGGTGCCGCGGTCGTAGCCGCCGGGCGGCATGGCGGGGTCGTGGCCCACCCATCCCGAACCCGGGACTTGGAAGCCGCGGCCGTGGCTGCGCTGCGACCGGGAAACCTGCAGCAGGAGCGTCGCCGCAAACGCCGCTGCCAGAAGGATGCCTGAGGCGGGCAGGGGCACCGGCATCGGCTGCGGGGCAGGGTCAATCCCTGGGCCGGGCAGAGGTGGAACCACGACCGGCGGAGCGACGTGGCTCATCGCTTTCTCATCGCCGTCGATCAGCAGCGCCATCACCGCCAGCGCGACCGCCGCGCAGACGACGGGCTCGCTGCACAAGCTGGTGACCGCCGGGGCCGCGGCTACCGGTGCCGAGACGGGGAAAAGCTGGACCGGCGGTGCCACATAGCCGCCAGCGACAGCGGTCACCGGGGCGGACGCAACGCAGAGCACGACGGCGAGACGACGAAAGCGGGTCATGATGTCCTCCGATTGGTGGAGACGCACGCCTGGTCGCCCTCGAGAGCGATCTCAGCGGCGTCGGGTTCGTGGAACTCGGCCCGCAGCAGCTCGCGGACCTCTCGGTCGAGGCGCATGAAGGCGGCGGCCATCTCGTCGAGATGGACCGCTACGGAGAGCAGCCGGCGATCTCGCTCGGCGGGGGTCATGAGCGCGCCTCCACTGCCATGGCCCGCAGCTCGTCCCTGACGCTGATCTCGTCGGCGTTCAGACCGGCGTAGTCGTCCCGCTCATCAAACCGGCTCACCAGCGCATCGACCCTCGACAACAGCCGCAGGTGACGTTCGCTCAGGCCGGCAACGCCGACGGCGGTTCGCAGATCGGCGACGTCCTCGACGATGCCCATCACGCGGCCTCCCGTTTCCGGGGGCGCGGCACACCGCGCGGCCATTCGAGATCGGCGGGCCAGTTGTCAGACAGCCACCCAAGCAGCTTCTGCGCCGTCGAGATTGTGCACGTGCGGCCTTCCTCGATCCGGTCGAAGAATTTCCCGTCGTTTACCGCATAGTTTCCAACCGTCGAGGGCCGGCGCCCGGTGTGGGCGCAGTAGACGGCGAAGATGTTCTTGATCTGCTCGTTGGTCATAGGCTCGCCCTTGTTTGGCGTATGCCCAACTATCTAATTTGGCAATTGCCCAATTGCAAGCGCAAAGTTTATTGGGCAGTATCCCAACTGCTCGCAGGGTTGGCCTTCATGGATTTCGCGGAACTGGTGCTCCAGAAGCTGGATGAGCGCGGAGAGAACGTGAACAGCTTCGAGGCCAAGATGGGCTGGAAGCAGGGGTTCCTACGCGCGTTCGTTCGAGACGACGCAAAGCGGTCGCAGCCGACGATTGACAAGGCGAGGTTGATCCTCGGCGCGCTTGGGGAAGAGCTCTACATCGGGGAGCGTCAACCTGTAATTCCGCCGAAGCAAATTCGTGCGGACGATGAATATGCCAGCATCCCTATCCACGACGCGTTCCTAGCGGCGGGCTACGCGGCGCAGAACGACACCGAGGCGGTAATCGGCCACCTCGCGTTCCGTCGCGACTGGCTCGACCGCATGGGCATCGCGGCCGACAAGGCACGGATCGCCCGGGTCCGCGGCGACAGCATGGCACCCACCCTGCACGACGACGACATGGTGCTGATCGACACCGGCTCGCGCGAGGTCGCGGTGCGCAGACGCGGCCCCGAAGACCGCCGCCGCCCCCCTATCTTCGCCGTGAACACAGCCGACGGCCCCCGCATCAAGCGCGTCGAGCGACCCGAGACCGGCCAGATGCAGCTGCTGTCCGACAACAACGAATTTCCGGTCGAAGTCCTGACCGGCGACCGCCTCAAGCGCGCCGAGATCATCGGTCGGGTGGTCTGGTGGGGGCACACGGTGAGGGACGAATGAGGCTGCCTCCACCAAGGCTTGAAGACTTCAAGCAGGATATCGAACTTAGCTCCGAGCAGCGCCTCGCAGTGCTGAAATGGGCAGCTCAATGGGCAGGACACCCTGCCTATCCGGTCCGCGAGCTGCTGCCGGAACTTGCCGCCCGCTTCGCAGGAGCGATCGGACGGCGCGACGGATCCTTGGCAGAGACCATCCTCCGTGTAGCGGGTCATCACATCGCCAGCGAAAGAGACCTTAATAGCTTGCTGCGCGTCGCCCCGGCCTTCCCCTATGCTATGCTGCGGATAGTCGAGGGCCCCTATGAAAAGTGTGAAGCCGCTCGATCACGGGCAGGAAAAGTAATTCGGTCTAAGAACGCGGTGAGCCTCCCGCTTGACGACTGCGATGCCCTGCACTGCAGCTGCTGGTGGGCCTTTTTCACGCAGTACCAAATGGATCGCGGCGAGATCGCGCCATGATGCAGTTGCTGTCCGAAAACAAGCTATTCCCGGTCGAAGTCCTGACCGGCGACCGCCTGAAAAAGCTTAGCGACGCTGTCAAGCCTGAGGGCCTCGACCCTAAACCGTCGAGGGAGGGGTCGGAATAAGTCGAAGCCATATCGCGGGCAGCCGGACCCATACGGAGTGAGAGCATGAGCGAAAACAAACAGAGACCTGCGACCGAGCGGCAGATCGGGGTCAAAGAGCCCGAGAGGGTGGAAAAGGGCTCCTATGAGCACGACACGCCTCCCAAAAACACCAACGAAAGCAAGGACCGCCCCAGCAGACGCTAGGGCTGCAGCGTGATTTCCACATCGGCGATGCGACTGGCAGGGATATAGGTCAGGTCAAATTGGCCGTTCTTTGCCAACGGTACATCCTCCCAATCCGCCGCGAGCGACGATCGCACGCCTGTCACATGAATGGCGATCGCTCCGTCCTCGCCAGCAGTCCATGCCTTGAAAGGACTGCCACGAAAACGATGCATTCCTTCGGAGATCACGGCGCTACCGTCCGTCAGGCGCACGACGATCCTCACGACTTGCTCCGCCGCCGGGGAGGCATTGATGCTCTGCCACAGGGTTGGCAGCGTATCGCTTTCGGAGATGCCCAGCCTTCCCAGACCCTTGCGAACCAGCGATCGCACCCAGAGGCGCCACAGCAAAGCGCTGACGACAACCATGGCACAGCCCTGCAATATTCTCGCGCTTGGTGTGCCAGCGGAATAAGCTGTGCTCGCCTTGCCAATCGCCGCGAAGACCAGGACGAGGCAAACGGTGTCGAACGCCTGGTGCCCCTTCGAACGACCAGCAAAAGCCAGCCGATAACCGATATAGCCCATCGCTAGGCTGGCGATGACCTCGAATGGCAGCTGCAGAAGTACGTTGACGGCGTCCATGACCGCATCCTCGGTTGAGCCCTGCCAGCCTATCGCAGGGAAGAAGCTATCGCGACCGGTGAACCGGTTCCTGTGGCTATTTCCACGTAACAATGTTCCTGCTATGTTCTCGTTATAGCCGGAGCCGCAGATGACCCCCATCCATCCGACCTCGCCCGTCGCCCCTTGGCTGGGCGGAAAGCGAAACCTCGCGCGGCAAATCTGCGCGATCCTCGACGCCTCCCCCTGCATCACCTACGCCGAGCCGTTCGTTGGCATGGGGGGCATCTTCCTGCGCCGCTGCTCGCGGCCGCGGGCCGAGGTGATCAACGACCGTGCGAGAGACATCGCCAACCTCTTCCGCATCCTCCAGCGCCACTATCCGCAGTTTCTCGAAACCCTGCGCTTCCAGCTTACCACCCGAGCCGAGTTCGAGCGCCTGGTGGCGGTGGACCCAGACACCCTCACCGACCTCGAGCGGGCTGGGAGGTTCCTGTACCTTCAGCGGACCGCCTTCGGCGGAAAGGTCAGCGGCCGGAATTTTGGGGTCACCCGCGAAAGGCCTGGCCGCTTTAACCTCACCACCCTTGAGCCGATGCTCGAAGATCTGCACAGCCGCCTGGCCGGCGTGGTGATCGAGTGCCTCGACTGGTCAGCGTTCATCCCACGCTACGACAGCCCCGGCACCCTTTTCTACCTCGACCCGCCCTACTGGGGCTGCGAGGCAGACTACGGGCGACAGCTGTTCTGCCGCGACGATTTCCAGCGGCTCGCAGCCGTTCTTGCAGGTATCCGTGGTCGGTTTCTGCTCTCGCTCAACGACGTGCCTGAGGTCCGCGAGCTCTTCGGGGCCTTCGCCCTCGAAGAGGTCCGCACGACCTACACGATCAGCAGTGTCCGCAATGATCCCGCAGGGTCGCGTCCCGAGCTGCTGATCAGCAATTTCCGCTGATGGTTCGTCGCAGCACTGCACAGGCCAAGATCGATGAGGGAGCGTTCCCTGTCCGGCTGCGAGTGGCCATCGGGCCTCGAGGCCTCGGCAGCATGTCCATCGAGGCGCACGCCTGGCTTGACCGCAGCGTTGGTCCGTCGAATTACGCGTGGCACGGTGGGGGCAGCGTCGCGGGCGTTGACTGCGCCGCGCTCTATTTCCGGACGCTCGACGACGCCGAGGCGTTCATGGCAGCGTTCCCAGGGCTGCAGTTGGCCGACGGCACCGCTGCGCCGGGGTACAACTCGCCCGCCCTGCCGTTTGGTCGTGGCTCTGAGGAGGATGGCGCCGTGTGCAACCTGTATTCCAACACCCGGGCGGTGGATGCGATCCGGCAGCTCTTCGCTGGCCTGCGCCTCGAGAACGCAGCCGGCAACCTTGAGCCCGGCCGGTTCTATCCTGACCAGCTCGCACCGGTCATTCGCCACGGCGCCGATGGGTTCGAACTCGCCAGGGCGCGTTGGGGTATGCCGTCGCCCCCGTCCGTTCTCAAGACGGCGCGCGATCCTGGCGTGACCAATGTCCGAAACACCGCCAGCCCGCACTGGCGGCGGTGGCTGGGCCCGTCACACCGCTGCCTGGTGCCTTTGACCGCGTTCGCCGAGCCGCTTGGAGCGGGCCGCGGCAACCAGTGGTTCACCTCGGCCGAAGGCGCACCGCTATTCTTTGCCGGCATCCAGGTGCGCGGCTGGACGTCGGTCCGCAAGGTGAAGGACGGCGAGACCACAGACGACCTGTTCGCCTTCCTGACCTGCCCGCCAAATGCCGAAGTTGCCGCCGTTCACCCCAAGGCAATGCCTGTCATCCTCACCGCCCCAGAGGAGTGGGAGGCGTGGATGACGCAGCCATTTGAACTTGCAGTCCACCTTCAGAGGCCGCTGCCTGACGGGGCGCTATCGCTTGTCGAAAGCCCTGTATGAGCCTGGAAATCACGTCCCACTTAGTCCAAGCGCCTGCCGCACACTTAGGCGGGTCAGCCCGCTGTAATTGCTGGATAAATCGCTAAGTGGGACGCTCGATCCCTTAGTGGGCGGGCAACGTCCCACTTAGGATGGCCCTGGAGCGTCAATTCCGGAGCGCCTGACACCGTCTGCAACTCCAATTGAACCAGCATTGAAGGGGGTTTCACGCGGTTCTCGCGCGTTTCCGCCGCTGCCTCGACCGTGCTTGTTCAGAGCGCGAAACCAGCCCAGATCGCGCGCGTCTGCAAACTCTACCGATGGTCCGCTTGAGGCTCCCATCAGCCCCTCTCGGGCCCGCTTTTCCTGGCCCTTCGCAGCTCTTCGCTGATCTCCGCGGCTCTTCGCAGGTCTCTGCAAGATCAGGTGTCACCTAACACACGTCACCCGCCGGCAGGCGACCCATGTCTGGCGCCGCCGTGTCCCGACGGCCGCCGGGGCCGGGTCGCTGCAGGTCAGCCTGTGCACCTCTGATCCGCGCGTGGCCCGGCGGATCGCCACCATTGTCACGCTGCGATCGGACGCGGTATTCGAAGACATGATGGAACGACGGCTTACCCGCGCCGAGGCAAAGGCCCTGCTGGACGGGGTGGTGCGCGACGAGCTTGAGCGGGCCGCTACGTATCGGGCTGCACGGGTCGGGCGGCCGACGGATGACGAAGCCACCGAGCGCCGCGAGGACATCGCCCACGGGCTGGCGCTACGGCTGTTGGCCGATGGTGGCATGGGTCCCAACTCACCGACGCGGCGCGGCGGCAATTGGTGGTCGAGGGCTACGACCCACCGCTGATCGACCATGTTGGCCGCTGCCTCGATCTTCAGCGCAAGGTCGAGGAAGCGCCGGCCGTCACCGCGAAGTTGACGCGGCGGCTGACCGAGCTTCTGGGCGAGCCGCCGAGTGAGCTGATGCTGCGGGAGGCGCGACGCTTGCGGATGCGGGGGCGGAGCGCGGCGCTGATGGCGACCGACAAGCTCGCAACCCAGGAGTCCGACCTGGCTGCCGAGGCCATCGAAGACGTTTTCTCTGCGGTTGCTCAGGTCGGGACCTCGGCTCGTGGCCTCAGCCATGGGTCGGGTTTGGACCAGGACCAAGATCCGGCCGCATCCGTTCAAGGATCCTTTTCGCGGAAAGGTATCTCTCTCGATCCGGTCCCTGCCGAACACGACCCAACGGACCGCACGATCCTGAAGGGACCTGTCCTCCAAGACCCGCCCGCCTACGACCCCGACCTCGTCGCCTTGGCGCGCAGCATGGCCGGGGGCAAACAGACGCGTGGCCGCGTGACCGACCGCACCGCCCACCAGATCGAGGCGACCGCCCGGCTCTTCATCGAGGCCACCGGCATCCCCGACGTGCGCGAGGTTACGCAGGCGCACCTCGCCCGCTTCGTCGAGGTCATGGCGCAGTTGCCGCCGCTCTATCGCAAAAGCGCGTCTGAACGCAGCATGACCCTCGGCCAGATCATCACGGCCGCCCGCCGGGCCGGAAAGCCGCAGGGCCTGTCGCCGGCGACCGTGAACCGCAACCTCGGCTTTCTCGGCCAGATCCTCAAACACGCGCGGCTGCAAGGGATCGAGGTCAGCGATCGGCTTGACCTCACGAACCTGCGCGAGGTCGACACGCGCGATGCCCGCGATGCCGTCCTGCCGTTCAGCCAGGCCGACCTGCAGCGTCTCTTTCGCTCGCCGGTCTGGACCGGGTCGCGCTCAGCAACGAGGCGACTGGAGCCGGGGACCGAACTCATCCGAGATGGACTCTACAGGCTGCCGCTGCTCGCGGCCTACACCGGTGCGCGCCGCGAGGAGCTTGCAGGACTCCTCCGCGGCTCGATCCGGCAGCATGAGGGGATTTGGGTGGTCGAGATCGCCGCAAACGCCGAGCGGCGGATCAAGAACGCGACCTCGAAGCGCACCCTGCCGCTGCACCCCCATCTGGTCGAGCTCGGGCTGCCGGAGTTCGCGGCCGGACCGCCCGGCGAGCGGCTGTTCCCGGACCTGACCCGCAAGTCCATCCGCGGCAACCTCGGGGACTCGCTGCAGTATCGCTGGCAGAAGCTTCTCACCGCGCAGCTTGGCGCTGATGTGGAGGGAAAGAAGTTTCATTCCTTCCGGCACACCATGACCGACCATCTGCGCCGCGACCCTGACGTGCCGGAATGGGTGCGCCGCGACATCCTCGGCCACGCCGCGACCGACGTCGAGGATCGGGTGTATGGTAGCCGGGCGACGCCGGAGATCATGCTCCGGGCGATCGAGAGACTTCCTCGGGTGATGTGA